GCAGCATTTGGACACCCAGCAACAGTTCCATCGGCATTGATTGTGAAGATTTTTTGCTCACAATCTCTGCATCTAACTCCACCATGTATACCTTTATTTATAGAGGAATACACACCTTCCAATAGGACATCTTTATATTTAGGTTTTATTGTCTGATAGGTTTCATGCATTCTAACGAACCAGTCGTCTTGATCTTTATTTGCAGGAAAAATGTGAGTGTTTACCAAAGCCGAACCATCATGGGTTAGTCGTTCAAATTGTACCCAATTCACACCTAGTGTATTCAACCAAAGAACTAACTCATTAGTATCCATCTCCATTAGTTCTTTATTAAGACTAATATTTAGAGTGATATTATGTCCTGCGTCTACTACAGTTTTAAGATTCTTTCGCCAGAGATTTTCTTGTTTAGCATTCTCAAAACGAATACCTTTATCCCAAGAAGTGCAGAATCCGTTCTTTAAAACAGTTTTGAAAAACTGCATATGGTCTTCAGTTAAATTGAAACAAAGATTTGTAGAACAAGACCAGTTAAGATTGGGGAATAGTTTAGATACTTTATCCCAAACATAGTACATATCATCTAGTGGAGCAAGAAATGGTTCTCCTCCATGGAATGTAATATTCCCACCATTAAAAGATGGGCATTCCTTGTGGAGTCGTTCAAACCACTCTACAGTATTCTGGGGATTAAAGTATATTTTTTTGCCGTTGACACCATTTGTAAAACAGTGTTGGCAATTTAGCTGACAAGTTTCAGTGGTCTTAAGATAGACCACTAAATCTTTTGGGATTAGTATATCTGAAAGAGATACATTTGTCTTATGAAAGACAATAGGTTGAGTTATCATGTAGCATTATAAAATTACGCATTCAACAAGTTTTACATTAGGATCTAGATTAGTCTCGAGAGCAATAGCAAAACTATTTGGGTGATCTCCAGCTATACCACGACCATCCTGATTTGCAACAAGAGGTTGTCCTTTTTTAATTGGACCAGCGACTTTAACAGGAACACGACCACGAAGTGCCAGTGCCTGTCCTTCTGCTTCATCATTCATAATAAATGCAGGTTTGGCAGAAACTACACCAAGAACTCTTTGGGCATATTCAAATGAAGCAGTACCTTCTGCGGATGAATCTAAAGATACTGTTATAACAGTGCCAGTTTCGTATTCTTTATCAGTTGTATATTTTTCTGCCAAGTCGGCGTATCGAGCAGAAGTAGAAGTACCGTAGATGACAGCAAATCTATTTGCAGATTGTCCAATATCACCAGAACCATTAGTTCCAGTTTTAACAATATAATCTACAGAAGGATTTGAAGAACCAGTAATAGTTGGGTTACCAGATACACCATCACCATTAGTTATAGAAATATTAGTACCAGCAACTAAAGTTCGTTCAGTAACAGAACCGCTTCCTAGACGAACATAAAAACCAGTTGCTGAAGTTGCACCAGCGATAGCAGTTAATTCATTAGAGAATGGTTGTACATCAGAACCAATAACTAAACCTAAGTTTGTTCTTGCTTGAATCACAGAGGTAGCTGCAGTTCCACCAGAAGCAATAGCCAATGCAGAAGTTAGTGTCACGGATCCACCAGTAATAGTAACATTATTTGCAGCTTGGGTGGCCATGGTTCCTAAACCAAGAGCAGTTCTTGCTGCAGAATCAGTTGTAGCACCAGTACCACCATTATTGATAGCAACAACACCACTTACATTGGTTGCGTTACCAGTAACAGTTCCAGTTAAATTACCTGTAACATTACCTGTTACATTTCCAACTAAAGCAGCAGTAATTGTTCCAGCAGAAAAATTACCAGAAGATCTAGTAACAACAGAGTTACCACTAATATCAGAACTGCTAGTATTTAAACCATCAAGCAAGTCAGCATCTAAACCAGAACCTACTCCGTCAACTGTTTTAACTTTTGTTAGAACATCTGCAGCAGTATATGTAGATGCTGTTAGTTTTGTTCCAACCTCAGTGTTTAGGTTATCAAAGTTAGCGTCTGCCTCTGCAATCGTTAACGGACTGCCCTTTACACTGCGAAGTACGATTGTTGCCATTATTGTTTACCCTTAATAAGCATTGCGAGCATTTCTTTTATCTCTGTTACATCTGATTCAATCTTTTCGATTTTATCAGCGTTTTGTTTAATCTGTTGAGTTAATTCTTTTGATGCAGTTTTTCTTTGCAAATAGTTTTCATATTCAGTTCTATTTGTATTTATGACTGCACCACTAGAAAGATCTCTTATGAGACCTTCTTTATTTTGTATATTAACAAAACCTTCCATTATACGCAAGCGATTACACGAAGATCTTTAATTCTTGGTACTTGAGAACTATTAGAAGATTTCATAACAATCTTAACTTGAATAGCATCAAAAGCCACTAAATCATCCAATGAATAAGAAGCATCATAGAATTCATTTTGTCCATTTGATGAAGTTGGAATTGCAGAATCAATTGTCATTTGAGTATATGCTGCGTTTTCAAATGGTGTATTGGAACCAACAATATTAGTTTTATACCAAACTTCAACAGAAGCCTCAGCTGGAATGTTAGCTGCAAATTTAACTCTTAGATAATTAGAGTGATTTGCAAGGTTAACTCTCTTAGTTACATACTTGCTATATGTAGAACTTTCTAATGGAGCATTTTCAGCAACAAATCTTTCTCTTTGAGTTAGTGTTGCATTACCAGTAATTGCTGTAACTGCAGAATCAAATGTGATAGAAGATCCATCTGCAGCAACTGCTGTTATTAACTTAGTACTTGTTCCAGAACTAGCACCAGCAATAGTTAAGTACTTACCAACTGTAGCTGTTTTAAACGCATCGTTTTGGGTAGAAGTAGTAATAGTACTACCAGAAACAGTCACACCAGTAGCGTTACTTAATATTACACTAGCGTCTAAAGAAGCCACATTCAAATTAGTTTCTGTTGGTTTATTAACTTTATTACTAATAGCAATCAAACTTGTTCTGTGCGTGTCAATGACTGGAGATAACGCATCGTTTGAACTACTCATAACAATATTAAATTTAACTGATTTAGCACCATTCAAACCATTTGACAAGTCTGAATTGGCTTCATTCTGTTCTGATGCAATCATTCTCGGTGAGTTAAAATAATTAGTTTCATTTGCAAGAACACCAATGTAATCAGTATCTTGGGTATAAGCTGCTTGTGTAGTTGAATCAACAGATTTACCGCTAGTACCTTTTATACCAAATGAGATTGGAGTTTCAGAGAATGATTGTAGTTGAACCAGTGGTTGAACTGCGTCAAACTGTAGATGTCGTGTAGCCTTAACTGTAGAGCCACCACTATATCCAGATGAGGTTGCGCTTGAACCAAGAGTAATACAGTAACTATCTAAATCAACATCGCTAATTGTATGAGTTGTATTAAATCCAGCAAAAGCGATTCCATTGACATTAGCAGTGACACCGCTAATTGTTACAAAAGAGCCAGATGGAATTCCATGATTTTGATGCCATACACGAACTTTAGCAACACCTGCTCTGGTTTCAAATGGATCACGAACTAATGTAACTTTTGGTAAAGCATCATTTTGATATTGAACATTTGAGTTAACACCAGTTGCAAATTGGCAACGATAAATTGTAAACTTCAAATCCTGAGTTTGGTCTGCTGTCCAAGTAGAAGCATTTTGAGATTTAAACAATGAACCCAGATATGGTTGCTCAGAAATAGTACGAGCAGTTCCTGGCATTAAATCACCAACTTGAGAAATCCAAACTTTATAGTTGTTTGAATCTGAAGAAAGAACGATAGCGTATTCAGTATTTTCTTGAACATATACTGGACTTGGGAATGTAAATGTAGTTGCAACATCGTATGAGTTGACATCAACATCATCCAACAATACTGTGTTTTCAGAAATGTTTACATACTCTGGCTTTAAAGTTACACGAGAAAATGGAAGAACTCGTTTTCCAGGATAGCCATTAACTACTTCACGGATCTCTAATGAAACTGGAATTGATGTATCTTTAGTTGAGAAGAAAACATCAACTTTAGATAAGAAACATCCACCCTTCTGTTCGATTAAGAATGTCTGAGCCAATGGATCCCACCAACCAGTATCAGCAACAACTCGATCAGAAGTTTGAGTGATAACTTGATTGTCTTGAAGTGGCTCTTGTGCTAGTTCTGCATTACGAACTGCATGTACTGTTCTTTGTTTAGTTTCAAGTACACCTTCTGCACGATAGTTTTCTCTTGCACGAGAAGTGAATGCTCCATTTGCAGTTGTTACATCAACCAATTTTAATTCACGACTTCCGCAACGGAATCTTAATGAATCATTATTTGGGATGTTGAACAATAAGTGTAGATCACCATTAAAGTTAGAGATTAAAGTGCTACCGAGTGCTTTAGTGGTAACTGTTCCAACAGTTCCAGTAGCTGCAGATGCAAAACCCAATGGATTTGACGCAGTGATTGTTTCGCTAGTAGAGAATGTTCCTTGAATATTGACGACATATAATGCATATGTGTTAGCGTCTGGATTATATTCTTTACCAACAACAACTGCAGTTGCTGCAGAAGTGCCACCAGTAATAATATCACCACGATTTAAACATACTTGTGAATCACCAGCAATTCTTCGAGCAGTCGCTGTTGCGTTTGAACCAACATTAGTCTCAGTGTCAAATTTATTATGTGTTACTAATTTTGCTGCAGCAGTAGCACCACTAGGAGTATATTCAATTTTAGATGCTGGAGTACAATATGCAGAAATATCAATACCATCAAAGAATGGATAGAAACGAGTGCTTGGTTTTAACTTTTGAATTTGAACAAGAATATTTCTTGAACGAATATATGGAATAGCAGCTGTAGAAAGAATGCGGTCTCCAACTACTTGTCTATCAATTTTCTCAACAAGAGTAGTTTTAATACCTGTTCTAGATTGACCAACTTGAGTTGCTGTTTGTTCTACTGTAATCTGACGAGCATTACCCCAATCATTAATACCAAATCTTGCTTGAACTTCTGCTTGAGATAAACGAACATCACCAAAACCAGATGCCCAGTTTCCACCGAATGTATATTTCACACGACCAGTACTAATAGGTGCACCAGTCCATTGAGTTTGCCATGCATTCCATACAGATCCAAGTACACCTGCTTTTTCAGCAAGATTTTTAACTGTATTAAAGTTACCCTCAACATCAACAACTAAATCTGGACGACGATCTGTTTCAAACCAATCATCAGTTGATGGATTAATTTTTACATGCCCAAGGAATGTAAATACAGCAAATGGATTGATATTTTCTAAACGAGAAGCGTATGTTTGTTTAACGATTGGTAGATGATTGACTACTGGTAATGTTATGACATCACCATATAATTTGTAATTTGCTGCAGTACGATCACTATCGGCAGAAACTGCCTCAATCAAGTTTACATTCTGCATTGTGTAAAATGGACGCAGTTCTGCATTTTCCATATCAATAGAACACAAATAATCAGGAGATGTAGAATCACCAGTATTATGTCCAGAAAAATTGTCTACAATAAATCCATTTTTAAATCTATCTAAACCAGAAGCATCAATAATATTTAAAGATTCTGTTTGTTGTTCTAGTAATGATAGTGATGTATAGTATTCTAGATTATCAATTCGTTTTTCTAATTTACCGATATCACGCATAGTGTATCGTTTGTTATCAATCCTATTAATCTGAACATTATTACTTAATGTCCCAAATGTGTATGGCTCAAGTGTTAGGTTATAAAGAACTAAACCAAGAGTTGGGTCTAATGGCTCACCTGGATTTAAAGATGATATACCATCAACAGCAAAGAAACTACCACCAAAATCTACAGCAATTTTAGTTTTTCTTGCTAGGTAGTATGAAAAATCTGTTGTAATATCAATACCACGCTTTGGCAGTAATGTTACAGATGGATTAGTTCCAGTAAATCCTGTACCTTCATCATCAATTTTTGGTCTAAAATCAATAACATCTCGTAATGGAGTTCCTTGGAAATACGGTAAAGAACCATATTGAATAGAAGCAGGATATGAATCTTTAGTAAAATAGTCACCAGTTCCATGAGTAAAATAATCAAATGTTACTTCAATAGGTGCTTCTGGTGGAGCATATGAGTTTTTAAGGATTAATCTCGCTTGGTCATAGTGAGTAGATCTTTGACCATCATCCCAGATAAAACGATCTGAAATATCAATAGAATATGAAGCACCTGGAGATGCAAATGTACCAGATTTCATCTTAACAGAAATTAAACGATAACCATCTCCCTTGCCGAGTTTTAATTCGGTCAACTGTGCAGTGGCTGCAGTTGTGAATGTTTTAGTAGCACTTGCAACTAATGTTTTTGTCTTTTGAGTTAATGATGCACCACTCTTATTAACAGCTGCAATAACAAAAACAGTTCTACCGTTTAATCCTGTGCTAACAGAAATTGTGGCATTCGCTCCTGATGGAACTACTGAAGCAGTCACAATAGCGCCACCTGCTGTCGCATCTGTATCAATAACTGTATAATTATCTTGATCTGCAGCAGAAGCCATTGTTCCAGAAGCAGTAGAAATAGAGATTGATCCAGCAGACACACTGCTAGTAAATGTTTCATACACAGTATAAACTGTATCACTTATATCTTTAATTGCATAATATGGGAATGGGAACAACAAAGAAGTGTTTTCTGGTTCATATAATTGAGTTTCAACTCTATCAATTGTAACACCAGTAACTGAAGTTGAAGAATCTACAGTGATAGAGATTTGAGATGCAATTGCAGTAACTCTTCGTAAAGTAGTACCCAAGAAAATATAATCACCAACTTTAAGATCAGTCTGGAAAGAAGTCCCAGCACCTGTAATTGTAGTTGAAGCCGAAGCAGTTGCATTACCAATTAAACGAACTAATGTTCCAGAACCACCATTAGGGGTCATATCGGTTCTGGAAGTGCCGTCAATATCAGCAGTAAAGTTTAAGTTTGCATCTGCACTAGATCCAACATGATAAACAGATTTAACATCTCTGTTAAAATCATATCCAGTATTCATTTGCACATCAAACAAACCTAGTTTGTAGATGGCAGCTTGTGAACCGATTGATCCAGTATGATATTCGAATAAACGAACACGAGCAGTACCAACTGCAGTTCCACCAGATGGGATTGTACCAACTGAAGCAGTTACTCTATTATAAAGAGTGACTTGTTTTAGCGTGTTAATTCCTGGAGCACCATTAATATTAGTTACTAAAACATAGTTACCAACTGTGGTAGGAATAACTGCATTATCAACTGAAACATAATCTCTGGCTTTTTGAACTGTTACATATTCAGTGGCAGGTTTTTCAATCTCGTAACCTTGCACATACGCTTTTCCTGGTTCTAAACCAATCGCCAATTTGGCTTCGTTAGCTTGCTGTGTAGTAAGATTTTCTGAAGTTCCTGGAGTATAGACACCACGATTATAGTATGGTGTTTCATTATATTCCCATTGAATACCTGAAGTACCAACACCACTAACAGATCCATCATAAACAAGACCAGCAGTATGAGTTGGAGGTGTGCTGCCAGAAGAAGTTCCAGAATTTTTAGCAATATAAGTGTAACCGCTATTGGTTACAACATCACCATTTAGATAAACACGAGCTGATGACCATGCACCACGATTATTGTTTCTGTACTCACGAACATCAATCTCAAAATTCTTAACTGTGTAATCACCAGATTCATCGTATGTTCTATGGGCAAATTCTTTTTCAAGATATGAATACTCTGATTTATCAACTATTTTTTGAGTTTGGCCAGTACTAGTGCGAATCAGTTCAATAAAATCTGTATCTGATGTGCTGTCTATTGAAAGTTTAGTTAGTACTGCATCGATATAGTAACGATGCGCACCTGGAGCAGCATAGTTAAATGAATTTTGTGCATTATCAAAAAGAGTTCCGTCTTCTTCTGCAGTAACGATAGATTCAGAAGTTACTAGACCAATTCTGTAAGATGGCGTGTTTGTAAATTTATCAAGGATAATAGTTTGTGCTGGAACCAGAACAAAATGTCCTTTGATATAGTAAACACCTTGTTGAATAGTTGCTAAAGAACCAAGTCCAGTAGCAGAAGCTGTTGCAGCTTGAACTGTATATGTTGATGCAGCAACAACTGTGCCTACAAGGTTTGTACCAGCAAGGTTTGTTAAAATATCTGAATTCGAGAATGTTTTTGTAGTAGTGTTATCACCAGAATTTATATAACGAATGTATAATGCTCCAGCGTCTCCACCTGCAGATTTGGTATAGTGAATAACTTGTGCTTGTACACCAGCACCATTTTCAATAATTAAACCAGCAAATTTGTCTACAACAGTATCAGAAAGAACACCACTATATGATGATTCTAATTTAACATATCCAATTTTATTGTCAATACCAATATTACCTGGAATAACCAAAGAGCCTTCTTTAAATACATGGTCACCAAAACGAGAAATCTGATTTTGCAGAATAGTCTGCATTTGAGTTAACTCTCGTGCTTGGACAGCATATCCTGGGCGATAAAGAATCTTCAAGAATCTTTTTGATTCGTTGAAATCGTCGTAATACGGTTCGGTGTTAAAATCAATAGCCATTCGTAGGTTTCTCTTTAGTTGGTTCTAATCTATTTATGTTAGAATCTGATAACTGTTCTTAAAGTAACTGTTTCATCAGCTGAAGGTGTAAATCCAGCTTTGTTATCAATAAACATTAACTGACCAGAATATTTATCTATGGTTGGATTACCCACTGATGACACAGTGAAAATATATCCATCTACATTTGAAAAGGTATCATTAATTAAAGGTGTATCATTGTCTAATGACTGTAACAATGCACTGGAAGCAGAAGCAGCTACTACACGATATCTTCTGTCAAAGTCATCTCCATCTATAGTTCTTGTAACTGTCACATCAGTATCTTTTGGAAATTGAGTAGTATTAATTGCAGCTTGTACAATAAAACATCCAGAACCGATAGTTCCTTGAAATCTTTGATCAGAGTTATATTGATTTGGATTTTTAATAATACCCAACTGACGATAATCGTTATTTACAGAAACACCTTGATTCAAGTCTGTTGACACATTACTATAAAACATTAGTGTTTGAGCAAATAATTCATTTGGGGCATTTTTACCATGACCACCAAAAGGAGCCATAACTGCTCTAAGGTTAGCACCGTAACCATTACCTGTAATAATAACATTAGCAAAAGTATAATTTTGTCCTGGATTTGTTATATTAATTTTAGTAATTTTTCCCGATGCTGTATCAATTGTAGCTGTTGCTGCAGCACCTGTTCCATCACCTTGTATTTCAATAACTGCTACACCATAACCATATCCACCAGAAATAATTTTAATGGCATTAATAGTTCCAGGTGAAGTTAAAATTTCGTTGTTTGCCTGTAGAGATTGAATTGTTCCAATATTAAGGTCTGCTTTTAATTCAGCATTATCCCCATCGCCTGACACTGTAATAGTAGCTGTTGAATAACCAACTGCTGGATTTTCAACAATAACAGCAACGATTTGCCCAGCATCTAAAACTGGAAGTAATTTTGCCTCAGATTTTGCTGTCAAGAAAGATAATTCTGCAGATGCAGTTCCTGCTCTTGATGCATCAGTAATAGTAATTGTTGGTGCAGCACTATACCCTGATCCATATCTACGAACAACTTCGCCAGTAGCTGGAACACCAGCATATAATAATGTAGCAGTGCCATTAGAAGCAGATCCAGAAGTATGAGTTGGTGCAGTAGAAGCGTGAGTAGTTCCAGCACCTGTCACTGTGTATAATCTTCCAGAATAAAAATATTGCTGTCCCACCAAAACTGCAGTAGCAGCAGTCCATTGTGTTCCAAATACTACAGTAGGATCACTTGTATAATTATCACCTTGATTTGACACTGTGCAGTATATGACTGAACCACCACTCATTTTAGCAGAAGCAACAGCACCCGATCCACCACCACCCGAAAATGTGATTGCTGGTGCAGTTGTATAACCCGAACCTGCGTTTAATATATTAATTTCTCTAACACCACCAAGTAATGTTATGCTTGAAATAGATTTTGTAGTTGCAGTTCCTGTACCAGTTCCTGAACCAGTTGCAGTAAAGGTAGCACCGACTGCAGGTTGTCCTGTTATTGTTGTAGAAGAAACTGTTTGAGAAACACTAACTGTATATGTACCAGTACCACCAGTTCCTGTTCCAAGAGCAGTAATATAAGTTCCAGCAGTCACTCCAGTACCAGTGATACGAGTATTAACAGCTAGCGTTCCAGAAGCAACTGCGGAAACAGTCAATGTAGTTCCAGAAATTGAGCCTGTCACAACTGCTGATGCAGTGCCACCAATTGTTACAAAATTAGTAGTTCCAAGAGAAGCAATTGTATATTTTACACCAGTAGTAAATGAACCTGCTGTAACTGTAGTGTTTGATGTATTTACTGTTCCCTTAACTCTAGTGCCAAGATACTTTAATGCAGCAGTATTATTTTGTACAGTACCTTGTCTATGAGTCGGCTCTGACGAAGACATAGTTCCAGGAGTTACAACTTCATAAAAGTCGAATACGCTGTTGTAAATCTTTTGCCCTAAAAATACTGTTGCTCCTGAAATAAAAGAAGAAGCATTTGGAGTAGGATCACCGAATGTAACTGTTGGACTAATATATCCATTACCACCAGTAGAAACTGAGATGCTAGTTAAAAATGTTGGATCTTCTTCTCTGTATCCATCACCAGCGACAGTTAATGTTGCAGTAGTATATCCAGTTCCTTTATTATTAATAATAATGCTGTCCATTGCACCATTAGAATAAAACTGATTTGAAAGAGCAGAAACAACTGGCATCTGCTCTTCTGATAAGAATTTACTTCTTAAGTTAATAGGAACAGTGTACATAAATTTCCAAACATAACCATCAGCTGTGGAAATTGGAGAAGTAGATGTACCTAATGGTTTTGCAGTTGATCTAGCATTGTTGTTATTATCTAAACATTTATAGACATTATAATCTTCTGTGAGAACATAAAAATTACATTCTTCAAGTTTTTGTTTACCAGAAGGAGCGATATTAACTATTGCTTGTAAAACTGCACCTGTTCCACCACCACCTGTTACTGTCACAGTAGGAACAGAAGTATATCCAGATCCTCTTGAAGTATTAGATACACCAATTCGTTCAATTTCAATAATTGAGCCATCATAAACAACTGGATAAAATTTAGCACCTGTTCCACCACCACCAGTAATAGTAATAGTTGGTAGTGAAGTATAACCAGTTCCACCATTCACAATATTTAAACCAAGAACTTCTGTTGAATATTCATCGTCAAACATATCATAAACTACACCAGTAGTCCAATTTACACGAGGAATAACAAATGACACATCAGATGCAGTAATGGCTTTCATGGTGATAATATCATCACGAACTGCTCGTTCGTATGCATAACTATCAACTGGATATGGTGGGACTGCTTCATCATCCCACTTCAATGTTTTACCAAGGAAATAGTAATAATTAGAACTTCTAGTTGTCACATCCTTGTAAACACCCTCTGCAAGAGTTTTATGCAGGATTGTTTTAATTAGTGAAGATGATGTCGCCATTTAGCAGAACCTTAAACTTAAATTAACTTACTGTTACAACCCATGTCACAGCAATAGTATCACCAGACGCTTTGTTAACAACTGGAAATGTAGTACGGCAAAGCATAGTACCACCTGAAGACGCATTAAAAATACCAGCTTCAGTAATAGCACCATCACCAGTACCAGCTGGGAATGTCGCAGTATATGTAATTGTATTTGTAGAAACTGTGTTACCAGATAGTGAAACACGACCAGTTTGAGTACCTAGTGTAGTATCACTGGCACCTGGAGATGTAGAACCAGTACCAATCCCCATATGAGTCATAGCAGCTGGACTATTAGTAGTAGTTTTAATCATTGATGAAGCAATGAAGTTTTTACCTGCTGTTACAACTAAGTTAGGTACTTCAAAATCTTGAAGTGTAACACCTTGTGCATTAGTTTTAACGATGCGAACTTTACCTGTCGCTTTTAGGTTTTCTTG